CTCGTCAACCTCAACAGCGGTTCCGCCAGCGCCGAACGGGGACAGGGCGCCGGTCGCCATAGCTTCGCGGATGCGGTGAGCGAGGAACCAAGCGGTCTTAAGGGTGCAGCCGAGGGTGCGGTGAAGCTGATTGGCGCTGACACCCTTCTTGGACGCGGCCATGAGATACATCGCTTGCAGCCAATGGCGCATCGGAACGTGCGAGGACTCAAAGATGGTCCCCACCTTCACGTTGAACGGCTTGCGGCAGTCACCGCACTTGCGGACGCCAATCCGGGTGCTCTTGCCCTTCATCTCGTAGATGCGGCCGAAGCAGCCGCAATGCGGGCAAACGGGACCTTGCGGCCAGACCCGCGCCTCGATGTAGGCGTAGGCAGCTTCTTCGTTGTGGAAGTGCGGAGCGGAGAGGTTAGACATGGCTTGATCCCTTATGGGGATTACCATAGCGATGTTTTTGGGTACGGCAAGTACAACATCACCATCGCCAAAGGCCGACTGGGTACGCAGCGTCCTGTCTCGCGGAGCAGATATCCTAGCGGTCGCGTTGCAAAGAAATGCCGAGCCCGACGCCGAAGATTATTGGATCAACGCGCTTGCGCGCAAGGGAGCAGACCTTCTCAACGCCAGAAGTGGCGGCGAATCGGGGTTTTGCCTTTCTGATGGGGCTAGGGCGCGCATGGCCGAGGCCCAAAGCGTGCTTCAGAGATTGCCTGAGCGCATTGAGCGAAACAGGGCGTCAAATCGCACCACGTTTGCGAAGCCCGAAGTCAAGTCGCGAATGTCTGAGATGCGAACAGCCATAATGGCGCGGCCGGAGGTCAGGGCAAAACTGACCGCCGCCGCACATGCTCGATGGACTCGGCCTGGCGAGCGCGAAAGCCTCTCGGAGGCGTGTCGGGGCCGAAAGCTCGCAGGCGACCATCCGTTCCTCCGGGTGCAGGGCGAGAGCAATCCGCGCGCTCGATTGAGCGAAGAGAATGTCCGCTCAATTCGGGCGAGGTGCGCGAACAGAGAGCGCCACGCTGTGGTGGCCGCAGACTTTGGCGTCTCGCGGTCGCTCATTGGCGCGATCCACCGTCGCGAGCTATGGCCAAACGTAGACTAGCGGCTGGATTGCTCCCGTCGACTTCTAGGGCGCGCGCCGCCCGCCAGTAACAGCCCGGCATGACGCCGGCTGCGCCCGCCCAGGTTCACGCCTCGGCGGGTTTTTCGTGTCCCGTGCAGAGCCGGGCACACCCATCGGGCGTCGTGCAGAGCCGCGCCCCCTGCGTCCGCTGAGCGGCAGGAGAACCACCCCATGAAGACCACTCGCACGGCCCTGATGGGCTCGTCCGCCATGTTCAACGCCCGCCCGGGCCTCCCGACGATGATGCGCGGCCCTGCCGTCGCCTTCGCGGCCGACAACGAGGGTGGCGCCGAGGGCGAAAAGGCCGCCGATGACAAGGCTGCCGACAAGGCCGCCGAGACCATCGACCCGGCCAAGTACCAGGGCCTCGCGGCGGCTCACGAACGGCTGAAGAAGGACTCCGCCGCCGACCGCGCCGCGCTCAAGGCGCTGAACGACTGGAAGGCCGAGATCGAGGCCAAACAGGCAGAGGCCGAGGAGGCCAAGGCCCGTGAGGCCGGCGACTTCGACACCGTCAAGAAGCAGCTCGAGGACCGCTACAGCAAAGAGGTCACCAAGCGCGACGAGGCCATCGGCAAGTACCGGACCCAGGTCGAGAAGCTGGTCATCGACGCCGGGCTGTCGCAGGCCATCGCAGCGGCGGGCGTCGGCCCCGAGTTCCAGCCGGCGGTCTCGGCGCTGCTGCGGCAGGGTGTCGAGATCAAGGACGACGACGAAGGCAACCCCGTGGCCTATCGCGGCGGCGTGCCCTTGGCAGAGTACGTCAAGCTCTGGGCCGAAAGCGAACAGGGCAAGGCCTTCGTCCGCATCAACAACTCCGGCGGCGACGCCAAGGGCGGGCAGGGGCGAGCCTCTGGCGCCAAGACCATCACCCGCGCGGACTTCATGAAGCTCGGCCCCGCTGAGCAGATGAAGGCCTCTCGGGAACTCCAGATCGTCGACTGACGACGAGCCCTCCCCGGTTTGGGGCGGGCGCCCGGGCGGCACGGCCCAACGAACTACCCCGGCGGGCCATCCGCCTTGTCTCCCTCCCTGAAGCACCGAAAGGAGGCCCATCGTGGCCAACACTCTCACGGGTCTCATCCCGACCATCTACACCGGTCTCGACGTCGTTTCGCGCGAGCTGATCGGCTTCATCCCGAACGTCCAGCGCGACGCCACCGCCGAGAGCGGCGCGGTCGGCCAGACCGTCCGCAGCGCCATCGCTCCGGCCATCGCCCTGGAAGACATCACTCCCGGAGCCACCCCTGCTGACAGCGGCGATGCGACCATCGGTTACGCCGATGTGACGATCACCAAGAGCAGGGCTGCCCCGGTTCGCTGGACCGGCGAGGAGCAGCTTTCGGTCTCGCAGTTCGGCCAGTACAACCGCATTCTGGCTGATCAGTTCGCGCAGGCCTTTCGCGCGCTGACCAACGCCGTCGAGGTGGATCTGGCGACCATCGCCAAGACCAGTTCCTCGCGCGCCTATGGCACCGCCGGCACCACCCCGTTCGGCACCGCCGCTGACCTCACCGATATGGCCGAGATCAACCGCATTCTCGACGACAACGGCGCCCCCTCGACGGGTCGCGTTCTGGTCCTGAACTCGGCTGCTCGCGCCAAGCTGGAAGGCAAGCACTCTGAACTGTTCAAGGTCAACGAGTCCGGCGATGCCGGCGCCATGCTGCGTCAGCGGCAGATGCGCCAGCTGCAGGGCTTCACCATGGGCTACTCGGCGGGCTTGACCCAGCACGTCAAGGGTGCGGCCACCGGCGCCCTGATCAACAACGCCTCGACCGAGGCCGTTGGTCAGACCACGCTGACGCTCGACACGATCACGGTGAACACCACCGGCATCAAAGCGGGCGACATCGTCACCCACGCGTCGGACTCGACCAACAAGTACGTGGTCAACACGGGTCTGGTGGCGACGTCGGGCAACATCGTGATCGGCAATCCCGGCCTTCTGGTCGCCGCGGCTGACAACGACGCCGTCACCATCGGCAACAGCTATACGCCGAACATCGCCTTCTCCGCGAACGCGCTGGTGCTCGCCGCTCGCGTCCCGGCCATGCCGGAGGGCGGAGACGATGCCGACGACGTCATGCTGATCACCGATCCGGTCTCCGGCCTGACGTTCCAGGTCGCGATGTACCGCCAGTATCGCCGCGTCAAGATCGAGGTCGGTCTGGCGTGGGGCGTGGCCGGCATCAAGCCGGAACACGTCACGACGCTGCTGGGCTAGCCCACAAAACGGGAGCGGGGAGGGGCGAACCCCTCCCTGTTTTCTCATGGTCGCCGACCTGACGACGGCTATTGGAAAGCAGGAGAAGCTCATGGAACCGAAAACGGTTGTTCGCATGGTCCGGGATGCCAACGCGCACCCGGACAGCCACGAAGCCAACGTTCCCGCTGCCTCCATAGCGGAGTTTGAGGCGCTTGGCTGGCGCCTGGCCGACCCCCTCGACCATGACGGCGACGGGAAGAAGGGCGGCTCCAAGCGCGCCAAGGCCAAGCCGTCGCCGGACGAGGAGGCCGGCGATCCGCCGCTGTCCCGCCGCGAAATCGAGGCCGATCTGACCGCTGCCGGTGCTGACTTTGACCCGGCGGCCGACGTGGCGGACCTGCGCGCCGAACGCGACGCCGTGAAGGGCGCGGTCTAACCCATGGCGCTTGTGGTCGAGGACGGGACCGGCAAGGCCGACGCCGAAAGCTTCGTGACGGTCGCGGCGTTCAAGGCCTACTGCGACGCCCGGGCCATCACCTACGGCACGGACGCGGCTATCGAGGCCCTGCTGCGCAAGGCAACCGACTACCTCGGCCAGCGGTACGGCCAACTGCTGTCCGGCTTCCGGGTCCGAACCACGCAGGCGCTGGACTTCCCGCGCTACGAGATGCCGCGCCGCGACCTGGGGGGCTGGGCCTACTACGACAGCGACGAGGTTCCGGCAGGCGTGGTCAAGGCCTGCATCGAGGCGGCCATTCGCGCGGCATCGGACGACCTGGCCCCCGACCAGACGCAGGCGGTCAAGCGCGAAAAGGTCGGCCAGATCGAGACCGAGTATCAGGACTACACCAACGGCCGGCCGTCCTATCCCGTGATCGACGCCCTGATGAACCCCTACCTCGCCAGCGGCAGCGGGCTGCGGCTCTCGCGCGCCTGACATGGCCAGCTACGACGAACGCGCCCAAGCGATGGCGGCCCGGGTCCTTGCGATCAAGTCGGCCGGCGGCAAGGGGCAGCAGGTCACGCTTGAGGTGACCAATCAGGGCGCATACGACCCGGCTACCGGCGCGACCGGCACCGGCTCGATCACCCGCCAGACCGGCTCGGGCATCGAGGAGTATTTCCGCGCCAGCCAGATCGACGGCTCGCTGATCATGGTCGGCGATGTTCGGTTCATGCTGTCGCCGCTGGCCACCGACGGCGCCGTGATCGCCACAGCCGTCGTCGATGCGCTGCTCGAATACCCGGACGGCCGGAAGTGGCGCGTCAAGGGCGCCGAGCCGTTCGCGCCGGCCGGGACGCTCGTCTACACCATGCTGCACCTTCGGCGGTCCTGATGAGCGGGGCCTT